CATCCCTGCACTCATAGCACAACTTACATACTCATTAGTAATAACGTCAAGATATTCAGTTGGTGCGGTAGTGGCAGTAGTAGAATATTCTTGTCCGAAGTTTACTTTAATCTTTCGGTAATTTGTACCGTCATTATTTACCCAAATTTTAGTCGTAGAATTAGAACCTAAAGTGTGGATGGTATCGTTTACAAACCCTGCTGCCGAAGTAGAAGAATCACCCGTAGTTATGGCAACGTAATCGGCTATGATTTTATCAATACGAAATACTCCTGCCCCCGCATTGTTTGGATCAATCTTAATACGAGCTTGTTTTGCATAAGCATAAGGCGAATCGGTATTAGCAACATAAATATCTGCTATGTATTTAAAGTTGTAAAACGTCCCCCCTGCTTGTTCCGTTGAGGTAACTACAAAAGTTATCGGTTCAAATGCCCCGTGTACATAAGCCGTACTTGGACCATATTCTTTTGTCATACTCATTTCGCTGTAATATTTTTATTTAGTGTTAAACTCTCTTTTATTGCGTTGGCTATGTCTTCACCTAACGCTAACCCCAACCATTTAATCGCTTTCGGTTTAAGCCGTTTTAAGGTATCCGAAATAAAGAAAGAAGGCTTTAAACCTCTATGCCATATTGCGTTCGAAATAGCGTACACTAAGGACTTACGTGGGGTGAATCTACCTTGTGCATCTCGTGTCCCTTGTATGCCCTTTTGGATAACCCACTTATCAATCCCACCTCGTAAGCCTCGTGTTTTATTTGCACCGAATTTAAAAGGCGATTCAGACTGCCGTGCGAAGATGTTTCTACTTGCCCCTTGCACTCCCTTATCTACGAACTCCCAGTAATCAACTTGAGGAGTTATATTTACATAATATTCGTTTGCGTCTTCACCTACAATTACGGGGATAGATTCATATAAAGCACCCGTGTTTACTTTGCCTTGCATACGTAAAGAGATACGCGCGTTCTTACGCCACATCTTACCTACCTTTTCAAGTGTCTTGTTTAGGTTAGTCATTGGGTATGTCTTACCCCCTATTTCTATCGTAGGTTTAGACATACGGTGCTATGCATAAGTCGTTAGAGTTAGACACCTCGATAGAGAAAGAACCACTCCATCCCGTCAGCTCGTTATCAAAACGTGCCGTGAAAGGTGTACACGAAGCAGGTAAATCAAACTTGTAGTCGTTATCTACCGTTGTGTTTGTTGTAGCTAATGACTGAATAAATTGGTCTAACACATCGTGAAGTAGTTGAAGGGTATCTGAATACACTTGTGTTCTATTCTTTAGGTCGGGTAGGATCATATCCGCTACCAACAATTCAAGGTCGTATGTTAGCGTTCCGTTATCTATCGTTACCCCCATTATCTCGCAGTACAAAAGTGGATAATCGGGTTGTCCGAGTTTTGCAATATCAACCTGGTCTAAAGGTCCTGCGTGAAAAGATTGAAGGATTAAGTGCTTTTCTTCTATGTCTTCTAAAAGTTCTACTATCTGCTTGTATGATTTCATCGGTATTGGCTTACGTCAGGTGCTTTGTCTTTACGACTGTTATCTTGTTCATAAGATAAAAACGTAAAAGCCGATTCTATTTCAATTTCAGTTGCCGCCTCTATATGCAAAGGATTTCCCCCTGCAAGAAAATGGATCGTAGCATACCACCCCCACTTCTCAGCTATCAAATTATTTTCTCCTCCTCCACTAAAGAGTTGGCTAAATCTTTCGTTAATATCACGCCTATAGACAAAAAAAAATTGATTGCACCCATTACTACATCCATCTTTAAATCATCCCAGTAGGTAGGGTTGCCGTCACCTTTGTAGTCTTCTATCGTGTAGAAATCCCCCGCTTCGGTTTTAATAGGTCGGTATAATATGCTGATAATATAACCTAAGTTATCGAACAAACCTTGTGAGCAATACGTTTCTAAATCTGCAAACTCGCCTACCGTGAGCTTAGATAGGTTCGGATGGAATCCATACCGCTTCCCCTTGTAATCTAATTTAGATACCAACTTTTCGTCTTGCCCGTCAGCGTCATTTATGCGGCTTATGATACTGCTTATCTTTTCCATTTCAGGAATAGTCAGTTGGTTGGTTTCTTCTTTGGATAGGTTGCACATAATACAAATAGCTTCCACTATCCACTCGGTAGATTTCTCATCCAAGTTAAGTTCGGCTAAAAGTTTGTACTGTTTAACGGTTATGTCAGCAAGGGAATCGGGTACGGTTATTTTCATTTTAATTCACTTTTAGTTATGTCATTTGGTGATTTCATTCACGAAATGTAATACTTACCACTATAAGAAGTTCCGATGCGGTTGATACATACATACCTGACTGCATCGATAATATGGTTAGTGTGGTCTATTGGTTTATTTAGTTGCACCCCGTTACGGTCAACTTCCCATCGATAGTTCCTAAACTCCTTTTGTGCGTTTAAAGAATCCTTTAAGACGAATAGCTTGTGGCGTTTCATTATGTCAATACCTAATCGAATACTATCAGGACCTTTCTTGGACGGCTTAACGTTATGGCCTAAGCGGTGCAGTTCTTCGATAGACTTAGGCTCGGCACTATCGCAAATAATGGGTGTTCTATCTAAGTATAATTTGTCTAACTCCAAACTAATATCTCGGTTCGTTAAACCCGTCTTGTAGAGGTGTTCTTGAATGTATAAAGAATAGTCTTCACGCCACACCGAAACGATTGCAGTAGGGTCATTAGTAAACCCCCAGTCACATCCATACGCTACCAACTTAGCACGTTCAGGGATAGCATCAGCGACTTGCCATTGTGGGAAAATAGCCGATACATTAACCCCTCGTTCTCCAAGACCGTAGATACGCCAAAAGTTTTCGTCCGTTTCTTTGAAGCGTTCTATTTCGTCTATAACTGATTGCTCTAAAAAAGGGTTATCTAAGTATGTAGTTTGAAAGAAGTCCACGTCTTCGCGTTCTAAGATATGGTCATAGATCCAATGATGCTCGTCCGATGGATTATAGTCTATAAATATCCTTCCCGTTGTTCTGAGTAGCAACTGCCTCCAATCCTCCAACGTTATTTCGTTGCACTCGTTTACGTATAGAATATCTCTTTTACGTCCTCTTAGTTTTTGGGGTTGGTCGGTGCTGATAAACTCAATTAGGTTTCCAAATAGGTGATAGGTAGCGTTGCTTTTGTTGTGGTGTTCTTCATAGTAGTTTCCCCCTTCGGTAAGTATCTGCATAAAGTCACGCATAACAGATGAACGTAAAGCAGGGAAGGTCTTGCGTACTATCGTTATGACAATACCTGCATTTCTATTCCTAAAACAAAGCTGTATTAAAACCTGGCAAAGTGAGAAGGTCTTTCCGCTACGCGAACCCCCTTGATGGACTTGTATTTTAGCCTTTGACTTCTTAGCTTGGTAGTATGTCGTTGGTTGCTTCACTCGTCATCAAACCACTTGAACGGCTTGGGTTCGTTTATTTCTATTTGTTGTTTCTCTACATACCCTCTATTCTTCCCTTTAGTTTTTAAGTAGAAGATTGTGCTGCTTGGTATCTTTTCTTTTATTTGTTGGTGTAGTGAACTCTCTGCAAAGTCTATCGCGCTTTCTTGTATGTCGTTTACCGCCTCTTTATATTCAGCATCTTCTTCCAACCATCGGTAGTGAGTTCGTCTATCTATATTGCACACCTTTGCTGCGGTAGTTACTACACCTAACGAGCGTTCAAGTGCGTCTAAAAAATCTTTTTTATTATGTGACATTTGTGACTTTGTTACGTTTGGGTGTATGAACTTTCCCATTAGTGCGCTTGGGTTATTACTTCAAATTCGTTTTCTTCCAAGTGTGCTTTCTTACCCGTAAAGTCCTCCCATCGCTTTACTATTACATCGCAGTATTTCGGGTCTAATTCCATTCCGTAACATTTGCGGTTTGTTTTCTCGGCTGCTATTAGCGTTGAACCTGAACCTAAAAATAAGTCTATCACTAAAAAATTACTTTCACTTGAATTTATAAGTGCCTTTGTTATTATTTCTATCGGCTTTGGAGTAGTGTGTCCTTCTATACTTTTTGACTTAGCGGTCCACACACTTTCTTGTTTTCTATCTGAGTGCCATTTATGAGTTCCGTTATTAAACCACCCATACAAACAAGGTTCGTGTTTTGACTGGTAGTCTGTTTGACTTAAGACAATACTTTCCTTTACCCAAATAATCATTGAAGAAAAGTGACAAAACTCTCTGTAAATTTTATGAAAAATGTCGGCACATTTATCTGAGTGAAAACAATAAAAAGAAGCACCTTTTTTTGATACCTTTTCTATATTATCAAAAGATAATCTTAATAAGTCATCTAACCCTTTTCTGCTATCGTTATTAATACCTTTGTAGTCTACCCCATAAGGTGGGTCAGTAAAAACCATATCTGCCTTCTCCCCATCCATAAGAATCTCTACCGCTTCTTTGCTTGTAGAATCCCCACACATAACACGATGTTCTCCGAGTATCCAAACGTCACCCAGTTTGGTAATCGGTTCTTCAGGTGCTTCAGGTACTTCGTCTTC